GTCCTTTAACAGACGGCCCTTTACGTGCAGCGCCGAAGCCCTGTCCTGTAGGACGGCCCACAATCTCATCAAGATCGATAGGTCGTTTTAATAGTGTATGTGGTCCAACCATTTAACTTCTCCTTTTTCTACCTTTAGCCGCCATTGCAGCCATTTTCTTTTTACCATACTTCTTGCGACCTATATAAGCTGCAAGAGCCTTTGGATTCTTAGCTCCTTTTTTTTTAAGATCAGAACTAAGCTTTTTAAATCTCTTACCACTTCCAAGTTTAGGCTTACGTTTCTTGGGAGCTTTCATAACTTGTTGCCCAATACTGGAACGATTAGTCATAACACTTTGCTACAACCTGTCCACCAGACATTCTATAAGTTACCTTACCTCCACCAGCTTTTTGAGATAATTTTTCAAGCTGATCATAGTCAATTAGTACAGCATTACCAGCCTCACGCTGTTCTTTCATAGTAGGACGACGGGCTGGTTTTGCTTTTGGTCCAGTTATAGTAGGAACTTTAGGAACAGATGGTTTTCTTTTAGGTTTGGGAACGGAAGAATCTTTATTTTTCTTCATTTTTCTCGCAGCTAATCTAGCTTCTCTTGCCTCAAGCGCCTTTTGCAACCGATTTTTTGTAGCACCGCTGTGAGGCTTACCACCTCCAGTATGGGGGGTTGTACCAGCCATACCCTGACTTGTATGTGTTCTATCTTTATATGTTATGGTCATTAGCTTGCTCCCTGTAATATAGTATCAGGACCACCGGCAGGAGATCCCGGATTAGACATATCATCTTGTCTCGTGCGTCTTGCTTGATTGCGTAATCCATTAATACTTTCATTATATGTTTCCTGCCAGAACGGTACAGTAGTCCAATCTTTTATGTATATTGTAGCTTCAATCATACAAGCATTAAATAAAGCATTATAACAAAACTCACTAAAATAGTTAGTAGTCGTTACACTTGTTCCTGTGGCTGAAGCCAAGGCTAAAGGTTTTGACTGTGTTTGAATTTCTGTGGTAATTACTGAAACTGGTGTCGGTACTATTTTAATACTGGAGTTATTAACCCTTGCATAGTAACGAGGATTTCCTGTGGAAACACTTACGGGCCAGTAATCATTTGTATATTCAAGTGTTCTTTGCAGTAAATTTGTTTTTTCCGTACCTGTGCTTACAACGTAATTTACATTACGAACAATTCTTATTCTATCATTTAAAGATACAGTTGCTGCATTACCCGAAGATACCGAGACAGAATGAAATTCGTCTAAACCAAAATCATCTAGCGAATAAGATAGACGTTGTTCTGCTTTCGTTATGAAGACAGACGTTTGAGTGGAGAATTCTGTAGAATCGTTCTCAGTTGTATTAATAAGGTCAGCTTTTAAATATGCGTAATTAGGCATAACTAGCCAACATATAGTGTAATAGTAGGTGCCATCGCCGCAGCGCCAGAGGTTGCAAGACTTACAATCCCATGTACACCAACGCCCATATCTCCAATATAAGTATCCTGTGAATCAGTTGCGCCAACACGCCACCTGATGGCAGTTCCAACAGCCGTTTTATTCGTAATCTGCTTTGTGCCTTTAATAATAATATCTCCAACAATGGTGGAGTATACATGCATTGCAAGAATACGAGTAGTGGAGGGGGTGGGACTGCTGCCTGTACCCTCATCGCCCAGCGTAAGGTTAGTATCTATATAACGAAAGCCCGTTATAATTGCACCATCACTGCTTACATTCTGGGCTACTTTAATATTTGTAGACATTCTTTTCCCCTTAATGGTAGTAAAGAGAGAGTGGCATTATACCACCCTCCCTTACTATAGTGTTAACCAGCACTACCGTACCAGCCACGCCAATCCGAAACACCAAAGCTATAACGCTCCCGTGCCTTGAACCGAAGATTGCCGGTATCGAAGTCCGGTTCCATCTTAGTCTGAAGCGGAGTACGAACAAACATTTTCGTGCCGTTCGGAACATCCGTTTTAACAAACCATGCATCCGTATCAGTAAAGCGACGATTAATGAAGTAACCTTCAGGAATCATGCCCATATGACGGGTAGCATTGATGGCATTCGTATTCGGATTAGCCGAAGCAGCACTCGTCTGAGTGTTACCCGGACTAGAAAGAACACGATCTGCAACCGCCCAGTAATCAACCGGGATATGTAGTGAAACAGCACTTGCACCAATCAGAATACCACGATCATCCTTGATCTTCTGAATCGACGTAAGAGCGGTTTCAAGAGTTGCTTCCGACAGATCAGACGCAGCCAAAAGGTTGGACTGATTACCATCAGAAATCGTCGGGTGAGCAGCAGAGAAGAAAGCAGCACCATCACCAATGGTATCAGCAAAACCATTGTTATAGATGTTGGCAGCTTTTACCTGCTTGGTATTCGCCATCGCACGGGCAAGGCCCTTTGCACGAAGTTTGGCGAACGTGTCGTAAAGATTGTCTTCCATCGCTTCTTCGGTGACAGCAAAGGCAAGAGCAACGGTTTCGGCAGTATACCGAGCCGTGTAGCTTTCCTGTGCGTCATCATAAGAAACCGAAGCACCCTCACCTTTAGTGGGGGCAGTCCCGAAACCAGTGAAGAGGACTTCTTCTTCAAAGGCACGATCCGAGTTTTCAATCTCATAAAGAGGTTCATGTTCGTTATTAACCTCCCCATATTCCATTCCGAAAACAGCGTTAAGGCCCGGAAGGAGTTCTTTGCTAATACTAGCTCTATTAATAGCCATAATAAATCCTCCCTATTAAGCCGTTGACGCCGTGGCCGTCACAAAACGATCACGATGATTGTTAATCCAAACTTCCACAATCGGATAAGCATCAGAATCTTTTTCATCAGGATACTTAGCTTTACCAATAACACGAACAGCCAACTGGGTTTCCGCACCAGACGCACCATCAAGATAATAGCTTGACTGGCCCGTAACAGTGTTACCGGAACTTGCAGTGGAACTGACAGTTACATTGTAGTTTTTGACAATGGCAAGCTCAGCCGCAGAAAGCGACAGAGAAGCCTGAATGTAATACGTCTGATCAGGATCAGTGATTACAAAGAATTTAATATCCGTGGCGGACGTTCCCCCGTTCCAATAACGGGAAAATTTCGGTTCGCCATTTTCAACATACTGACAACCCATGAAAACCCCGGAAGGCTTAAGAGTAGCAGCAATGTAAGGTGAAATCGTTGCAAAGTTTGCACCCGGAAGAACAACCGGATCACCTGTGAAAATGTTATTGGACGGTGACTGCGCCTGACCCGTTGAGGTCAACGTAATCATGTCCGTGACAGCTTCATTATTGTAGCCGCCACCTTTCTTACGAGCCGGAATGAAACCACGAAATGCTTTAGTAGTAGACATGTTTCATCTCCTTAATTATGAGAAAGTTAGTCCTGAAAGGACGGTTGTCTCCCTCTGGTTGTTACTGAGCGGCTCGAATTAGTAATAGGCATACGAGAGTCAGAGCTTTTCATCAATTGAGAATTAACTGCATCCATTTGATCATTAGCCTTATTCTCGTAAAACTTTCTACGAGCCGTAACTTTTCCAGCTGGCATTTTAACCAAGGCTACGTCCCCACGACAAACTGCACCTTGATACCTGCCTTCGTCCCTCACGAAGGATGTTAGAGACATTTCAGGAACTTCTTCTGGAGAAACAAAAACCCATCCCGCCTGTAGTTTCTTACCTACATTAGCGACATCATCTTTACCTTGAAGGGAGTAACGTATCCAACGTAATGCCATACCTTCACTATCAAAACGTTCTTGTACGTTTTCTGGGATAGTAAGGGTATTAGGCTCTTCAAAGGTCCATTCTTCTTCTCTAGTTGTCTGTTCTCTCAATTGTTCTGTACGTGATTCATTTCGTGTATTCATTTTATTTCCTCCACGACTCTATGTTACAACAGTATAGTCGCCATCAGCTTGACTAACTTTAAGCTTTTCGGCGGCATACTGTTCAAGTGGTATATTCCATTTCTGAGCTAATCTTATATCGTCTTGCGAAAGCTTAACTTTTTTAGTAGAACTCGGAGACGAGCGTGAAGCCCCCGATACCACCTGAGCAGGTTTCCTCGTGTTTTCCTGCACACGTTCCATAGCTTCTCCAAAATTCTGCGGAAAAGCCCTTTTAATCCTTTTATTGACTTCGTTATAAAAATCATCTTCATTAGGATCATATCCTTCTTCTTTTAACTCTGCATCTACAGCTAGAGCAGCAGCAGTCATAATTGAATCTTGACCAAACCATTCGTTATCACTTGCCCATTCTCGTGCTTTGACAGACGGTGGTTCTCTTCTGGGAGCTTGCTGTTGAACAACAGGCTCTGGCTGTTGATTAAAATATTGTTTTCTTTGTGAAATATTTTTTAGATCCGACTGTGCATCATTTAAAATCTCTTGGGCTTGCAGAACTTTTTCTTTATCACCATCATCAAAAGCTTCCATATAAGCAAGCCGAGCTAAGTGAACTTTATCATTAAGCTGTTTCTCAGACATGTCCAAACTAGATCTTGATATACGAGTAACTTCCGAAGCTTTAGAAGTCAGCTCTTCCTGAAGTTTTTGATTCTCTTCAGCAAGATTTTCAATCTGTTCTTCACGTTCTTTGCGCTGTTTTATAAGCTGCCTGATTCTTTTTTCTGCACCCTTGGTTTCAATTCCCTCAAGTTCTTTAGGAGTATCTTCTTCTGAGTCTTCTTCTTTTTCTTCTGGAGAAGCCTCTATAATCTCTTCAGCTTCTTCAATTTCATATTCAATTTCTTCACTAGCGGTGGAATCAACTGTATCCCATCCATCATCGTTATTCATAATTACCTCCGTTGTGTACGAAACAAACGATTTAACGTACTGCTATTATAACATACTATTTTAATGAGAACCTATTCCAAGGTTAAAAGTTGGATCAAGATCTTTAGGATCTTCTACTTTCATAATAATTTGATCATCAAAGAGAAGAATAAGTCTTGTTCCTTTATAAAATAATTTAGTTCCTGCATGTTTACCGTAACATACATAATCACCCACACTACACCAAGCACCGCTTGGAAATTTATCCTTATCCATATAAGCCAAGTTTCCCAGAGAAAGTACCTGTGCTACGGTTGTTAAGTAAGACATGTCCTCTCTTGTGGAGTCTGGTATAAAGATACCACCTTTAGTTACACTTTTTACAGAAATAGGTCTTACTAAGACATGAAATCCCGGTAGATCAGGAAGTGGTGATGGATTAGGCGTTTCTTCTTCTGTGATCCACAAATCATTTTTTATGGAAGCACCTAAGTTTACCTGTTGCATTTAATCGTCGTCCTCTCTATATAGTCGATTTTTTAAAATAGTTGATAAATTATCTCTGGCCCATTCTATACCGGATATAGAACCCACAACTTGCCGATAGTGCGAATAGTCTTCTGCAATTCCCTGTGATAAAGAAATTCTTAAACGATTCATTTCTTCACCATACTCGGCAATAACCTCATCCCATATATCAGGCACTACTTTTTAGAACTCTTTTCATCTGCTTTCCAAGAGTAATCATCCCACTCATTCAAAACAGATCGTACATTGCGATTACCCACAACATCTTCTTTATAGGCATCTCCGAAACTTTTAGAAGTATCCTTTACATGTTCAGGATAACCCTTACCTTTATTCATCATCGTCTTCTCCTTCTACTAGTTTTGCTAAAAGTGTTTCAGCATGTCTTTGATTTGTGTTTTCTTCTTTTGTATTAAGTTCCATTAATTTCGAAAGGTTCTTCATTTCAGTTATTTGAAGTTCTTTTTCAGTAACCTGTTGTTCTTTTAAAACCTTATGTAAAAGTTCTTGAGCTTTCTGGCTATCCACAGTTTCATTCTTATTTTGTTCCAGAAGAAGTTTTGCTAATAGATCAAGAGACTTCATTGTTTCTTTACTAAGCCGGTCTGCCTCAGACTTCTCTCTCTTAAAGTCTATATTAGACATATTTTTATTCATGTCAAGTAGCTGGGCATTTTCTTTAAGATCCAGTTCTTTTACTTTCAAACTAAACTCTGCATTCTGTACAGCAGCATCTATTTTTATTTTTTCTTTTTGAAGCTCAACCTTTGTAGTTTCTAGGATCACTAGCTGTTGTTCAGGAGACTCTGCTTTACCCATTGCTTGATTAGCATTAAGTATTTGTTGTGCAGCTTGCGCCATAATCATTTCTAATGAACTAGGAGTCTGAGCAGCTTCTGGTCCCATTTGTTCCATACCTACTCTAGTTATACCATTAATCTGTTCCTGATATTTCATTATAGAATGTTCTTGTATGTTCGATTCCAAGACAGGTTTTAATCTATTCATTATTGGATTGGCACCATTCATAGGATCTTGCATATAAGACATCTTAACTTGAATATGTGCATCATGATTCTGTCCGGGGAATGCTGCAATGGGCATTCCTTTTGTAGCTGCCATAATATCAGAAACAGGATCTAAGGGCTGTGGTTCCAGTTTGGGTGGTAAGATCTCTTCAAGATTTGGCATGTTAGCTGCATGTAGAATAGTACGGTTTAATGCTTCCAGATTAAACATGCCGGGAGGAGACTGCTGTGCCATCTGTAATGCCATATTTGCTAGCATCATACGATGAGCATTACTTGGAATATTAGGATCACTGACAGGAATAATATCTATACGACCATCAAAGTCCTTCTTAAAGATACTACGACTTTCATAAGGAACATCATAAGGATATTCTTCAGGAAGATAATCATAATCAATGCGAGCAAGAATCCTGAATTCATCTTTCTGAGATTTATGTAGACGTTTATGAATAGCGGAGAAGAACTTACTACTGGCCTCAAGAAGTGCCATTGTAGTCCCAACGGGTCCATAGGAGGCAGCATCGGAAATAACCTGTTCCGTACTGTCCGCAAACTTCTGTCCAGCAGTAGTTACAAAATTCAACATCTGGAATAGGGTTTGGGAAGGCTCTTTATAGGGAAGGGGAACAATAGCCTTTGACAAATCTACTCCAATTGCCTCAACCTCCTTGAACTCACCGGGGGCGATTGGCGCATTATCACCAACCATCCTTACGCCTTTAGCCTTAAACCCTCCCGGTAAATTTGCAAATTGCCCTGCGTCTATTAAAGATCTCATTGCGGCAGTGGCAGTCATAGTCAAATTACCAAGGAAGTGAATAAGACCTAACCCGTAGAAACCAAAGCCCGGAACGAACTTGTAATGTACAAAATGATTTTGTTTTACTTTCGTTGGGTCGTCCTGTTTGTAATTTCTACGAATACTTAATACTTGTCGGCTTTTTTCTTCAACCGTAACAATATATGGAAGTGCTTCATCATCATCTTCCAGAGTTAAATAACAATGTTGTTCCAGCAGAACATACTGAGGATCAGTATCGTAGCTGGGAGTCAGTCCCAAAATATTATCCATCTTCTCAGTAAATGTTGAAACATTAAACTGCGAGGGAGAAGCAATATCTAAATCTCTATAAACATCAGCAAGTATATCTTTTTGAAACTCTACCGGGCTTTTATAGATTATATGGGTCGCTCTCTCAGCGCCCCGTAAATCTGAAGCAAAATAAGAAATATAAAACTGATCAATAGGTATGAATTCTGAAACAGGTCGTTTGAGAACTGAACTATAATAAACCTTTTTAAAGGCAGAACCAATTAACGGGAGGTGAAACAGCATCCTTTCAAACTCATCAAAGTATTCAGGCATCTGTTCCGTAAGCTGGTAGTTCATAAAGTTTTGAACACGGTTAGCCTGCTGTTCTCTTTCAGGATTACCTTGTCCTAGAATATTAGCTTTGACAGGACCACTGGAAGGAAAGAGTTCGGCTGTTGCCTTTGCTTGGAACTTAACAGCAGATTCTATTAAAAGAGGGTGTACAGCAGTACAGGCTCCTTGAAAAGGATCAGTACCTTCTTCTACTTTTAAACCAAGTAGATCAAAGCCCCGTTCAAACATAGACTCCCACTCAGCACGAGAATCTTTGTCAGCTGTAAAATTATCTATAACATCATTACCAATCTCTCTAAGAACATCTTCTTCGACATCCTCTGCAAGATTAGCGTACCACTCTTCAATTTCTTTATCAGGAGACATCTCAATTTCTTGAGAAAAGTCTACCATAACACCACCATCAGTGGGATCAACCTCAAAGGTCGCTCCCATGGAAGTCTGTTGTTCAGCACTTGGAAGGTTTACTACATTATCTGTATTATTACCCAACGCCTCAAAAGGATTTTGTTCTATTGCCATTAATTAACTCCTACTCTCGCCTTTTCCACTTCCTCTGAACGCCTATTAGTTTTAACCCTACCTGCTTGATATCTGTCTTGTTCTATTTTATCAAGCCTATTTAGCACTTCTGTAAGCTCTTTCTCAGATCTAGCATTAACTACTTTTTGTATGTCTGACGCTGGAGTTCCTCTTCTTTGGAGACTGTCTACAATATAATTTAATGTTTCAGTATTAACAACATTATTAGAGGAACCTGCTAGTCGTGTGCTTTCAACAGCTCTATCTGTAGCTGTTAATGTATCAGGAGGAGCTATACTAGGATTATCTATCATAGCCATAAGTTCTGCTAATTTAGCATCAGACATAGGTAAATCTGCTCTTTCTACAGCCCGATCTGCTTCTGATACTGCTGGTACTGCACTTGGTGAACCTCTTAATCCTACAGTTAAATCTAATGGCGGTCCAACGGGATCTGGAACAGCTGGAGGTTCTAGAAAAGCTTCATATGCAGACATAACTGAACCTGCTTCATTAAACTTGGCGTTGTCTTCTTCAGTCATTAGAGACTTAACTGTCGGCTCTGGTCTATTATAAAAACCTTCTTTATCAAAATAATCTTGATTTCGAACACCAAAAAGTTCTCCAATTCTTGCTGCAATATCTATGTTTTCTGGAACAACCGACATTACATTTTCTTTAAGCTCAACTCCTAGAGCATCTACCTCTTCAACTGTTGGTTCTAGAGCTGTACCGGAAAACCACGACTTTACGTCATTTATAACTTCTCTAAAAGCGTTCGGAGCTAATATACTACCCGTCATCATCGGACTAACATTGCCAGTAACTATGCTTGCAAACATTGGAATTCCCTGTATGATGCCTTCAAGTGCCTTCATGTCCATGTACTCTGCAACTTTATTTGCATTCATATCTTTATCTAAACCATAGATGGAAGGATTAACGCCTGACTTTCCAAAAATACTTCCAACTGTTTTTGGAGAATCTCTTTTAACTGCATCCAATTCCATCCTTAAGTTTCCCGCCCGAGTCTCGTCAAAAGCCATGTATAAGTCTACATAATTATCGTATTGGTCCTTGGTCATACCTTCTGGCCCTTGTACCTCATTCTGGCCCCTAATACCAAGACCGTGTGTTCTATCAAAACCACCTCTTTCCAAATGGGAAATATAACCCCTTCCATCTCTATAACCATCCTGCCCCATTACGCCATGAATTTCATTAGAGGTCATGCTTTTAGCAGCTCCTCTAATCGCATCGTCATACATTTTCTTATATTCAGGATTTGTTATAGCAGCCTGAAGAACATAATCTTGCCCTAACGCTGACGCATCCGGTTTGGGGAGAAACTTTGACTTCTTTTCTTCCTTGATATTCAAAAACTCATCATAATATTGCTCTTGCGGCTCCATTAGACTAATCGTTTCCGGGGTCATAGCATAAAAATCTTGAAGCGCCCCTTTATCAGCTGCGTCTGCTGCGGCTGCTGCATCAGCGAGGTCTTGACCGCCTGTCATACTTCCCCAATCACCAACATCACCTTCCGCTGCGCCGCTACCAGCCACGCCCCCAGATCCTACACTACTACCCTCTGGGCCACCGGGTCCACCATAATCTGGTCCACCCCAACCTTCAGCGTCATAATAAGATGGAATACCATTTGTTTCTTTTGTAGGTTTCCCAGAACCACCCCTAGCTTTAAGAAGAGCAGCTTCAGCTTTATTAATATAAGCTAAACTATGGGGTTGACCCTTAATATTTATATTTTTAGATAAAGATGATAGTCCTGCCATGATATTCCCCTTTTAATCCCGCCACTATTATAACACACTTATGCTGCGAAGTTCCAATAAGTTGAGTTCTTTTTCTTTGGCTCATCTTCCCATTCAGGATCTTCAGGATGTGACAGGTGCCATGAGTCCCGTAAGTAATGTACAGCCATAACCATAGCATCTACCTGATCATCGTGTGCAGCATTAGGAAACTTTAATAACTCATCTATTAAAGTATCTCCCCATTTCTTACCCTTGGGTATCCACAGTCTTCCAGCCTCTATCAAAGGACTGGCAGAATAAACTCTGGATACCTTATCCCTGTCAGGCATATACTCCCGGACAGGCAAACCAGACCTCCGCATATCCTGTATCAGAGACTGTCCACTTGCTTTCTTTTCTATAATACAAATATCAGGATGGTGTCTATTATAAAGTTCATGTGCTTTACGCCGTAACTCTGGATACTCAAATCTTTCTCTTACATTTCCCAGAAGAATCAGATTAGAAACATAGTCTTCAGAACCATCATCTTCTTTCTGGAACATGGAAAAGATACCCCATGTCTGTATAACACTATAGTCAGCCGTAGTTTTAGTAGAGAAAGCAGTATCATATGTTTGTATTACAAAGTCACAGGCAGGAGGATCATCATCTGTCCATTCCTGTAACCATTGTTTTTTTACTAAACCACCCTCTTCCGGGGTAGGGTCTTGCATATACAACGAGTTCCAATAACGACTACCATTGCTTGCCTTAATCTCATTCTCATCTATTTGTAATATTTCATCCGACTTCCATTCAGGAAAGTAACTTCCTCCCGGCTCCATATCAAGTAATTCAGCTGCTTCTTCATCTAACCATGCAGGTATGCGAATAACTTCCCAAGGGATTGTCTCATACTCATCCATCTCCTGCTGTTGTTTTAGTAACCAACCACATAAATCATCATAATGATAACGAGTATTAATAATAACTATAGAACCATTAGGCATAATACGTGTGCGTAAACCAGCAGGATACCACTCTTTAACGTAACGGCGTCCCGCCTCAGAGTAAGAATCCTCTTCAGACATCACATCGTCAAGAATAGCTACGTGAGCGCCACGCCCTGCAATCTGAGATCTAACACCAGCAGCATAATACATACCACCCTGATTTGTCTTCCATTTACCAGCAGCCCGGACATCACTTCGAAGGGAGACACCCTTGAAGATGTTCATGAACTGTTCTGTATTTACAATATCTCTGACACTACGCCCGAAATCACTGGATAACTGATCACTATGGGAGACAGTGAGTATCTCATGTTCAGGATTACGTCCAATATACCATGCTGGGAAGAGCTTTGAACATATCACAGACTTGGAAGAACGTGGTGGCAGAAAGACCATGAGTCTTTTTACTTCACCAGATTCTAATTGTTTTAATTTATTTGATATTACTTCAATATGT